TTGCGGCGAATGCGAAGCCATTGAGGTGGCGCGATCCGAAGATCACTGCCCCGAATGCGACAGTGAATTATTTGACAAATACACCGATTGGTTATCAAGCCAAGAGGAACCCCTAGAAACTCAATAATAAGGACCGATCAGAATGCAGTTGATCCACGGAGATTGCCTAGAAGTGATGCACGACATACCGGATCAATCTGTTGATATGGTACTGGCCGACCTTCCGTATGGCACAACGCAATGCAAATGGGACACCGAAATTGACCTGCAGGCACTGTGGGTGCACTACAACCGCATCTGCACTGGGCCTGTTGTTTTGTTCGCTCAATCCCCATTCGACAAGAAACTTGGAATGAGCCAGATACATCGCCTCAAGTATGAGTGGATATGGGAAAAGACACACCCAACTGGACATCTGAACGCTAAGAAAATGCCGATGAAAGCGCATGAGAACTTGCTTGTGTTCTATTCAAAGCAACCGCTGTACCAGCCAATCAAAACAACAGGTCACAAGCGCAAGACAGCAACGAAGCACAAAGATGAAACGCCCGTTTACGGAAAGCAGAGCTTTGAGGCTGTCACCTACGACAGTACCGAAAGATACCCACGAAGTGTTCTAGAATTTCCATCTGATAAACAGCGCCTGAAGCTACACCCAACGCAGAAGCCCGTCGATTTACTGCGCTACATGATCCGAACCTACACCAGAGAGGGTGACACCATTTTGGACAATGTTATGGGGTCAGGTTCAACTGGTGTGGCTTGCCTTCTGGAGGGTAGAAACTTCATCGGAATTGAGAAACAGGCAGACTACTTTTCTGTCGCTGAAAGTCGGCTGAAACAGCCGCTAGATTTAATCGCATAGAAAGGACCATCACCATGTCAGATAAACTTATTACCACCATGAAGGGCGCAGTGCGTGATTTCCTGATGCCGGAAACATACGTCCGCAAATCACCCGGCGGGACGTGTAAGGCTAATAGCGAAGTTGCCATGCCAGCGCACAACCACGCGGACAGCGCTATCGTGGAAATAAATCGCCAGCGCGACCAAATGTTTATAAATGATATTATCTATTTTTTGGACAGCGAAGAACACGAAACAAATAAACCACGATAAAGGACGCCTGACATGAATGCTGAATACGGATGCAAGAGAACCTTCGGAACCACAACCTACGGCGTGTCGGGCTGTCTCAGCGCCGAAGAAGCCCTTGAATATGTGTTTCGTCGCGCCTTTGAAAATGGCGATTGGAGGCCCCGCGACTTGCGCGAAAAGTGGTGGCAGTTTTGGCGGCCAGTTGAACACACAGAACTTGAACAGAAATTCACAGATTAACCGCCAAGAAAATGCCCAACCAAAAACCCGTTGCCTTGATTGGTCGCGGGTTTTTGTTGTTAAAACGCCCTTAAGTTGAAAACCCTTAACAATCAAACCCCTGCGTGATACGCATAGACAACGCAAGCAAATTTCAATATTTGGAAGGTTAACCCATGCCAACTCCCACCATGTCTGATGCACTCGCAATTCAAGCCCTTGACGCCTTCGGCCGCAATAAAGAAAATTACGCAGACGCCGCAAGAGAAGTCGGGGTGCTGTACAGCACATTCTATAGCCGAGTAAAAACTGCCAAAGAACGCGGGTTGCATTTATCCGAGGGCGCAAAGAACGCCATGCACAGCGCGGGATTAAACGGCGCGGAGGCAAAGGGCGGATGGATTCACAACTATGACCCGTCAACAGGCAACAAGACAGGCACAACGCGATGGTCTGCGCCTGTTGATGCAGAGGCCGCGCAAAAAAGCATCCTTGAAAACATCGCTAACGCCTTTGAAGGGATTAAATCGTTCCAAATTCCGCAGCCTGTCAACTTAGACGGCGATCACATGACAGTTTACCCGCTTTACGATATGCACATAGGGATGATGGCTTGGGGCAGGGAGACAAGGGGCCAAGACTTTGATTTGAAGTTAATGAAGTCCGACCTTATGCAGTCGATCACGACGGTCATGGCCCGTTCACCCGACAGCACGGAGGCGCTGATAATCTTAGGCGGCGACACCATCCACGTAAACGATCACTTTAACGAGACGCCAGCATCCGGCCACCACCAAGACGCTGATGGCCGCTTTGAAAAGATTATTGATGTTGCAATCGAAGCTATTAGTGGGGCCATTGAATTAGTCGCTCAGAAACACGCAAAGGTCAAAGTCCTAGTGCTACGAGGCAACCACGACGAAACGTCCCACATCGTCCTAAAAGCGGCCCTAAAACAACGATACCGCAACACCGACCACATCGAGTTTCCAGTGCTTCCCAAATGGGACAAGTCAGAGATTTATTGGCAGGTTTTTGGCGACGTTCTTATAATCACCCACCACGGCGACAAGGCCAAGCCCGAAAAGCTGGCAATGATTGCCGCCGATAAATGCCCGTTTTGGTCCGGCGCAAAATACCGCGTTATCCTGACGGGTCACATTCACACCCTCAAAGTCATGGATATGCCAGGCGTCACGCATTATTCATTGCGTGCGTTCTGCCCACCAGACGCATACGGCGCAAACTTTGGCGGCGTCCGTGGTATCCAAGCAATGACGTTTGACAAATCAAAAGGGCTTGTTGTATCTGCGCACGATCCGATTAACAGGGATTAAACGCCCAACCAAGGGCGCAATTCTATTTTGCAAACGCGCCAAACAGTCCCGACTTGAACGCGGCGAAAGCTAGCGCAAACGCAACGCACCATTTGAGCGTAGCGCCAGCATAGCGCATGACCGTTAGGAAACCTTTGATTGAGTTCCATGCGTCCATGACTTCCTCAAGGGCTTCAAGTTGTTCAGGGGTGTAATCATCAGGCGATTTGTTTTTCATCTTTTCAACTACGTCCTTTACGACATCCATCTTATTACACAACGCCCCCACCCCCGACAGCCCAGCACCCGTTTTTGACGCCGTTCCGATTGTGGGCGAGAATAAATTCCGCAGTGGCCTCAGTGATAATATCATCTTCGCCCACTAGAGTAGGGGCACGACCAGCACAAACACTATCGCGATTTAGGGCGGGTCCAGTTACGGCGCAACTCATTAGCAGCATTGATAACCCTAACATCATCATCAATTTCATCTCGTATCTCTTTCCGAGCGTTTGCGCCCTTTGTAATCTTGTTGTGAAGTTTAGTTTCAGCGTTCGTGCCGCCCTTGCGATATGCGGCAAACAGTGCGGCCACAGCGGCCAAGGCACCTGCGATGTAGGGAGCGAATTGTGTCAGAATTGCGGTGATCATGTTGTGCCTCCAGTCTTCTTGGCCCATGCATACGCGCCTTCAACAGACGCGCCCAAGGCAAGCGCCAGCGTAGACACTATGTCAGGATCGCCCGCAAGCATATCGCCTTGCGCGAGGCCGACCACAGCCCCAGCGCCGTATCGCAGGATAATTCTAGCTACTGGTGCGTAGTTCATTTTGTAACCCCAAAGAATGATTTTATCAGCGCAGCAAGCCAATGCACTTCTGGCGCAGGCTCCTTGCAATTCAACCGCGTGACCTTCGGCACTGACGCGGCTTTGCCCAGCCATTCCCCGACGTTAAAGCAAGGACATGCTTTGGCCGAAACTTCGTTGTGGCCCATAACTTGCAACTCACGCCCTGCGGCCTCTTGGATTGCGGCAATGGTGTCGCGCAACCATTTGTCTTGCGCCGGGGTGTAGTGGTCGGAAAACGCATCATCCGCCGCGCCGCCTTTACCGCCTTGCAATGCTAAGTGGATGGTGTCCCGGTTATGGCCTTTCGCGCCCGCGCCTGTTTCTTCCCAAACGTCCCCGTCTTTGTCCAAGTCGCGGCCCATTGCCTCATCGCCAGAGTAGGTGCAGAGAGCGGCGTAGGCCACATCGTTCCAGCCCCGTCCTTTGACGTGCCAGTCCGTGACCTCCTTCATAATCGTTTTGGCTTTCTGGTTCTTGCGCCAGCCCTTTGGGGTGTCCAAACAGTGGATCATAATCTTAGTTTTGTGTGCGGGGATCTTCAAAACTTACCTTCCCAGACGCGAAGTTGCGAATTATCAGGGTCCATCATTTCCTTGGCAACAACTTCTTCCATTGCCTTAGAGTCTGACATACTCACGCCCCATTTTTTGGCCCACATCTGGAACATCTTAGCCGGGACAACGCCCACCAGCTTGTTGTCATTTCCGAAATTGTTTAGCCCTAGGCTTTTTAACGTTTTCGCTTTTTCCAACGCTGGCGTGAAGTCGTGCGTCTCCTGCACTGTCATCTTTCCCGCCATGTCGTCCCAAAGGATTTTCTCGCTTATTTTCGTCATGTGTTGCCTCAAATGTCTTGCGCGGGCGTTCATTCAACATCCGCTCTGCGTTTTCTTCTGTTGCCTCGAATGTCTGGCCTTGGCGGTGCAATTCGCCGTTGATAAACATGCCCTTGCATGTAACTCGATATTCCATTTTCACCTCTTGGATAAAAGGATGGGGCGACCAAAGCCGCCCCGCCTTAATTTAAGTAATGGTGTTATCGAACACGCCGCCGTTTGCAGCTTCATTGCGTGACACCAAAGTCATTTCGGTTACGATTTGACGTTTGTCAGAATCGCCCGTCTTGGCTAGCGCAACGCTCTTAGTCGGACGCAGGATCGCACATGCCCACTTGTCCTTCTCAACAATAAACACATCGCGTGAACGATTTTCACGAGTTGGGACGAAGGAAACCGTACCCCAAGGTGTGACGTAAACGCTTACGAAGTTTTCAATCTTGCCTGCTGATGCTTCGGCGCGGGCATTGTTGTTACCAGCAAAGGCCAAGGCTTTGTTCATCTGGAAACTTGAAAGGAAAACCGTGTCTGGCTTGCCTCCAGACTGCCATGCCGCCTGCATAACACCATCAAAACGTGCTTGGTTAAACGCAAGCAAGGTTGTAGTTTCATCGGTACGTGCGTCTGAACCATCGCCCGTAGCGTCAGCTCCTTCATTTGCACCGAAATCAGTGTTTGAAATCAAAAATGTTGGCAGGCCAGCAAGCTCACGCGCAGTTGTCGCATTACCAGCAACTTTTGCGTTGTTGGCAAAAAGCGCCTTTTCTTGGTCAAGCTTCTGCTCTTTGCCCGCCTTGAGAACTTGATACGCCATTTCCTTGGCGCGTCCGGCTTTGGTCAAACCTTCATCCGTATCGGACACAATTACTGCATCTTTAAAGATTTGGGTCCGGTTGTCCAAGCGAGTCGTGGCAGAACGTGCTGTAGCTGCTGTGTCGTCACCCTCAATGTGGGCGTTAGCACCTGAACTGCGCAAATTATCTTGCTGCCATTCGTGCTTTGTGCTTGTCGCCTTGGTCTTGGCAATGCCGGAAAGAAACGGGGTTTCTTCTGGCGAAATGTCGTAAATCATATCGGACAAATCTTCACGGATGCCGACTTGATCGTATGAATCGTAGGTATTTGCTGGTTGTGCCATTTGATATTCTCCTAAAAGGGGCTAAACCGTTATTGATTTTGCTCAAACATTAGGGCCATGAAATCCTCAGAACTTCCCGACTTTCGTGCTTTCGCCAGTTGCTTTTCGCGGACCACGCTTTTTGGCTGTGATCTCCGTCCCGTCGGCTTGACTGACTTCTGGGGCTTGGGCGTAGTTTTTGCCGCCGCTGTGCCAGATTGCAATTCACGCCACCGCATCGCATCGTTTAAAACGCTAACCGCACGCGCATCCGTTAGTCCCGCCAATTCCTCGGCGCTGTATCCGTATGCACTTTGTCCAACATCCACCAATTTAGATTTCAGCACTCGCGCCTTTTCAGGGTCCGCGAAGTCTGGAATCATTTCAACTAGCCGTGCAGCCTGCTTTTGCATGTCCGCTTGGCTTTGTTGCTCTTGATATTCACGGGTCCGATTTGTCGTCTCTGAAAGCTGCGTCTGCTGTGCAGTGTAGTCAGCTACTTCAACGTCATATTGAGCCTGTGCACGCATGTAACCGATTGGATCGGTATCAAGCATTGTTTGGTCTGGTCGTTGCGGTTGGGCGATTAACCCGTTGGTTTGCAGTTTTTGGACGGCATCAGAAAACCTTTGCTGATCCGCTTGAAAGGCTGCAATGTCGGTTTGGAACTGCTTTCGTCCCTCTGCCGTTTCCTGCATCCCTTTTTGAATGTACGCCTGCCCCGAATAGGAGCGCGTTAGGTCGTTTGCAGATACTTCAACGGATTCACCATCAACTTTGACATTGAAAGCTAGGCTTCCGTCAGTTTTAAGTGAAACCTGATGCGAGTTCATCGCTTGCATCATTTTTTTGAAGTCCGCCGGACCGTCGCTTTGTTCGGCTGCGTCATCCTCATCGTTGGATTCGTCAAGTTCATACTCAACATCGTCCGCAGAATTGTCGTCGTCTTCCTCTTGGTCGTCTTCTTCAATAATCTCCGTTTCTTCAACTTCGGGCGCGTCTTCTTGCGTTGCCTCGGCTTCTTCCACTTCAATTGTTGAATCAAATAGCAGGCTTTCGGCTGCTGTATCTAGGTCAGTCGTGTTCACGGTCCTGATCTTTCTTTGTTAGAATGTCGCCCGTTGACACATATCTGCGCAACTGACTTTTGACTTCATTAAGCGCCAACACCATGCGCCGGGCCTCTAGCACTTCTGCCTCGGTTGCCGACACGCGAGAGAAAACGCCTGTGTGGTACAATAATACCCCATTGAAGGCGTCTTGTAAAACGTCATCTTTTAAAAGTTCGTCCGCACGCTGCGCCTTTGCCCGTTTGTCCATCACATTTGGCCCCCGTTAAAGTTGCGCGTTGCGGCTTGTTGCGCCCCAATTTGGGCAACATCTACGCTTGTGCCGTACTGGCCAAGGATCTTTGCAGCATCGACAAGCAAGTCCTGCGCCATTTTGTCGCGGCTCAAGTCATCGCTTGACGCCATTTCAAGCATCTTGCGCTGGTGTTCCATTGCCGCTTTTTGCATATCAACCTGCGCACGGGTCTGGGCCTTCATTTGTTCGGCTTGTAGGAACGCCTGATTTGGATCTCCCTGCTGGCCTTGCTGTTGTGCTGCCTGCGCCGCCGCTTGCTGCATTTGCTGTTCAATCTGCGGATTCATAGGCTGCAGATAGCGGTCAACATTCGGCAAACCGCCAAGCGTCATCAGGTCCGCCGCTGTGTTGCGGATGTTCGTTAGCGTGACAAGCCCGTTTTGTGGACCATACGCGCCATAGACTTGCATCTGCTGCTGCTGCATCATCTGTAGCATCATCATGCGCTCCTCGTGCTTGTTGTTGCCAATACCCACGGTTGTTTCCATGTCCATTTCAACGCCCCAAGAACGCGGGTCAACCGGGACAAATTCGCCGTCGATCCGCATCATTTCGTCAGGGTTTGGGTTTTGGCGTGCAATCGTGGCAATGGTTTTGAATAGCCGCTTCATGCCACCCTCGGCCAGCACCCGCGCCATAAGCTCCCCCACCGCCGTAGCGGCTGTCACAGCGGCATTAACGCCCGCCGCTGTCTGTGACTGCAAGGCGTCTGCATTAAGGCCCGCTGCCCCGTCTCCCACGCCTGTCTTGCCCCTAATCGCCTCGTCAAAGAACTGCATGGCAGGCAATGCGATTGTGGCATTGGAACCAACCGTCAATTCGCGCACCTGGCTCACATCGGTCGATCTGATGATTGCCCCGTATTCGTTATTCATCACGTCGTCGGTCTCAACAGCTTGGTCATTGATAACCAGTCGCGGGTTGTTAATCATCGCGATGTTGTCCAACAGGCCACGCATCAGCGACGTTGCCGCGTCTTGGTCGTCTATGATAATATCAACCAAGCTACGGCCAAAGAACGTGTGGGGTTCTGGGTCAACTTCAAAAACACTGAACGGGTTATAATCGCAAAGCTCATAATCAAGAACCTCGTAATTGTCGCCAGCGCATAGAAATTTATACAGACGCGGGACGCCCGTGCCTTGAATGTCCATTTTCATGTAGGCTTCAGTGATTTCAATCTTGCGCATAGAAGGATCAATGCTGCTTTCACTATCGTTGCCATCGTACCCACGCCGCGCAAATTCTTCTTCTTCGTCCACAACGCCGCCCGTGCCGCCAAGTTCAAACACCTTGTCAAAGTCAAAGCCCATTGCCACAAGGTCGCCCACGCGGCCCTCGGACTTGTGCCCGCAAACGAAATAATCATCTAGGCTGATGGCGTCGCGATCCACAAAGAAATCTTCGGGCGCAATGCTTTTGATTTTGATTTCACCGCGCGTGCTGGTCATGGCCACCTTGGCGTCATACATCGCTGGGGAAACCATCATGCCCATTGGGTCAATCTGCGCTTCCTGCGTGATTTCCGACTCGATAATCTCTGCTGTGTCGTCGCTTTCAAGTAATCGGAATTGATCCTCGGTCAGGCCCGTGTATTCGTCAATCTCGACGTTTTTCGTTTCGTCATAATACGCCTTTGTAATGCCAACCTTTTTTACCAATGCGTCATGGATAACGTCGCTTAGAACGTCAAACCCATTGTTGCGATTGAACACATATTTTGCGTATTTGGTGGCCTGCTCTGCCGCTCGGACAGCCTGCGGACCACGCGGGACAAATTCAACAGGACTACCCGATTGCAAGAACACCCGCATCAGGGGCGGCTTGATTGCCCGCACCGTGTCACGGCACTTGGTTGCAACAACCTTTGAGCGGCCTTCCTCATGGCTTACCTTGGTTTTACCATCGAAATACTTTTGGGCGGTGATACGATCCGGCGCAATTTCGCTTTCAATGAACGACACCGCGTCCTCAATTGCTTGGGACACCGCGTTGCTGATTTGGTCTTCTGTAAGTTTGGTTGGTTTCATTTCGATAATCCTTTATTGCGGTCCACTTGGCGACAAAAGCCCGCCAGTTACTGCGCCGCCAGCCATTGCACCCGCTACCGTTGCAGCACGTCCCGTGCCGCTTGCTAGTGTGTTGCTAAGTTGCCTAACCTTGGCAATTAAGCCAGTTAGCGCCCGTTGGTCTGTCATCGCGGCCTTTACCAATTCGGGGTCATCCGAAACAAGTATTTTAACGACTTGGGACCGTTGCGCGTCTGTTAGTTCTGTTTTGCCCACCTTGTCAAAAACCTTTGACGTTAGGCGTGCGACTGCCAGCGGGTTGCCCCGAACCGCCTCCAGAACATCGGACATACTGACGCCCAAACCCTGCCTTGCAATTTCTTGCGCTGTGTCAGTCGTTGGAGATCCACCCATAATAAGTCGCTGCGCCTTTTGTGCTTTGTCAGCGACCCCAATCTTTGAAAGCAACCCCTCAAGTTGGTCCTGCGGGAACACCTCCTGCAAAAGTAACCCCTCTTTTTTGGTCGGGTCCATCATGTTGCTGATCATGGTTGCCCGCGAACCCGTCGCTGCCTTGGCCTCAATTGACTGCATCAAACCTGCGCGGAAAGCGTCCACAGCCTCACCCGCATTTGCACCCGAAGATATGGCTGCAAAGTCTGCCAGCTTTTCGTTCACATCGCCCACAAGTGCTTTATTACCAGCCTGATATGCGTCTCTGTTTGTCCTCACAGCGGACGCTTGCGCCCTAACACCGACAAGCGGGGGTGATGAATCGTCAAGAACACCCCGCAAATTCTTTTCAACATTTGATACAGACTCGCCAGCGCCCCCCATGTTTTCGGTTCTGAATAGGTTGGTTGCGCGGTTACCTATCGCCCTGCGCACGCTTTCCGCCTCCATTAAAGTTGGATCACGAGAAAAGATAACCTCGCCTGCGTCGTCTATGCTGAAGAACGGGGCTGTCCCTTCATCCGCACGTATCTTGATTTCCATTTCTTTTGCTGCGCTAGGGACGCGGCGCAAAGCGTCTTTCAGTGACGCAATAGTTTCGTCTGTTGCAGCAACACCTTCTAACCCACCGTAAGCCTTGCGTTCCGCCGCCTTCGTTGCTGTTTCGCTTGCGCGAGTAATTGACGCTTGACTGCCGGGGGCCGATCCACCCAAACCGCCACGCAATTCGTCCATCGCCGCGCCCCGTGTGGCCGCTGGTCTAGGGTTTATTGCGTTCATAATTTCAGTAGACGCCTCGCCACCCTGCGCACGGTAGCCCCTGACTGCCATCTGTACCGTTTCATTTTCAGCCAACAGTTTGCCGTCAATAATATCTTGGACAATTTCATCTGGTGTTTTTTCTGTTTGCTTTACGAGACGCTGTATTTCGTTTTGAACAACGGTTGCACCGCGTGGACCTAGTGCAGCACGCGCCCCCATGATCAATCCATTGAAAGCTGCCCCCGCCGCCCTAACTGCACCTTGACCTACAGCGCCCCCAACAGTGCCAGCTACAACGCCGCCGGGAACCCGCGCAGCACGTTCGGCCAAGTCACCTTCGCCAGTGCCAAGCGCATACAGTCCGCCCTCCATCGCAGCACGCCCCAAGACTCGCGCCGTTGTTGCTTGCCCGTAACCGGGCACGAACGCGGGGGCAAAAGCGCCGCCAAGCTCATACGCCATTGATTCAATCGGTCTGTCTGCGCTGTACGCATCAAGGCCACCCCGAATTTCGCCAATAGCGCTGTCATATGTTTGGCTGGGGGAAAGTGACCGCGCGCCAGCCTCAATTTCATCAGCAAAGCCAAGCGAAGCGCCTTGAAGCGCGGTCCTTGTCCTTTGAGTCGGAACAGGGGCAGGCGTTGCCAGAATGTCGGCCTCGATTTGGTCATCCATTGCCCGACTAGCTGGGCTTCTGGGGTCTTTCCTGCGCTGCAATTCAGCCACCGCCTGCGCCCGTGATAGCCTCGGCCCAGTTTGTCCGCTAGCCGCTGCTGCCCTGCGGGCAAGTTCCGCTTTTGCTTGTGCTGCTGTTGTCATTATCCGCCCTCTGCGATTGCTTGTAGTTCTGCGTCTGACATTCCAGAAAGATCAGGGCCATCGACCGTTTTGGGTGGGGGCGATGCAGGGTTGGTGTAGCTTTCTATTGTGCGCTCTGACTGATATTTAACACGTTCCGCGCCCTGCTGAACCATAGCGTTGAACTCAACCAGTGCTGCCCTGAACTCTACAGGGTCTTGCGTCGTTTTCATACGAGACATTGCGGCTTCGGCCCGATTGCTTTCAAAATCTGTAATTGTGCCGCTGCCCTTTAGGAACTGTCGGGCCTGCAAGAACGCTTGCCCTTGTAGTTGCTCAATTCGGTTGGCAATATTAACCGCCTCGGCGCTGGTGTCTAAAAGCCTTCCAGGCAGGGGGCCTAACATGCGGTCAAGGTTAGGGTTGCTTAAGAGCGCCTGCACTTGGCTATCAACCGTCTCCGCGCTTGCTAGTGCCTGCGGTAGCATTATTTTAGCATTGGCTATGGCGTCTCCGTAGATTTTACCTTGTGCGCCCGCCCCCTTGGCCCCTGCCCCAGTTTCGGCCTCGGCCAAATTTTTACCAGTGGTCTCCGCCGCTGCGGACAATCCCGCACCACGAGTTGCCATAAATTCTTTATATTCAGGTGACTCCGGTTCGAATCCCGATGCCATCGCTTGATCGTGCAAAGACCTGAAAGCTGCAGTATCGCCGCCGCCGTTGAGGATGTACTTTTGAAATTCAGGGGTGCCTTCTTCAAGGCCACCTGCCAACGCTTGTTGGCGCAAACCTTCATAAGATGCCGAAGTTGGTGCAGGCGCGTTTGCTGCGTTCATGGCATCCGAAGTTGCTTTAAGCCCAACTGCGTCAAACATTGCCGCAAACTGTTCACCGTTTGGCTGGCTTAAAATCCATTCGCGTGTTTGGTTGGTCCGTGCTGCTTGCGCTTGCTTGGCCCGCTCATCGCCTTGGCGTTTATTGCGGTCATCAAGTGCGGCCTGCGCTGGACCTTCAAGCCCCATGACACCCATTCGGCCCAATGCTGGGGCAATACGTGCCATTGTGTCACCGAAAGACTTGCGATTGTAGAAGGGCTGCGATGTTTCGCCCTGCGCGTTTGGATCGCGGCGTTGTATGCCCATAGAGCCAAGAAGCCCTTGCGGTTGCTGTGCCATTTGATTGCCCTCGTTTGATAATATTCCGCCCGTTGGCGTGCTTGCTGCGCTGATAGGCTGTTGCCCAATAAACGGCGCAATGTCTCTTCGGATTGGACTTCGGCCAAGTGCCTCCATTGCATCGTCGGCAACGGGTTGGCTGCTTCCAATTAGCGTTTTGGCCATTAACTCACCAAATGACGTTTCGTCCTTAAATACGCTAGACGCCGCGCCCCTGTCGGCCCCTATGCCGTGCGCAGCAATTAACCGCATGTCAGGCAGTGTCCCAAATGCATCACGGTACACTTCAGCAAATGCTTGAGGGTTTTCAAGTATGGCTTGCTGCATTGCTAAGTCACTGTTGAAAAAAGGCTCTGTGTGGATCGTGTTGGAGACGCCACGCCCGTTTTCCGACCTAGTTTTGACACCACGCACGGGATAATCCTGTATACCATACTGAGAAGCAAATGACGCTACCCCCGCATTGTATCTTTGGGCTGCTGCCCTCACTTCTGGGCTGGCGTTGTCTGGTATGACAACCTCAGTTCCTCGCGCGTTGCCAGACGGAGCGGCGTTGAAATCCATAGAAATGTTAGTCATGCCGCCCGTTGGCGTGTATTTTGCCCTAGTCCCCGGCGATATATAGAAATCCGAACCCATAACTTGCTATCCCTTACCCGCCACTAGCCGCGCCATAGACGCCTGCACCAAGCGACAGATAATCGAACAAGCCCGGATTCTTCTTCTGCGTGCTTGTGTTTTGGCCCATGTTCGCCGCGCCTGTCGCTGCAATGCGCGTCTGCAATGCGTCCATAGGTGCGCCAGTGTAGCCATCAAACTGGCCCTTGGCCGCGTCGATAAGCATCTGTTGCGCACCCTGCTGCATACCACCTTGCGCTTGCTGACGATCCGCAATTTGATTGCCAAAGCCAAAGCCAAGATTTGCCAAGTTGCCCATCTGTCCCGCGCCCTGCATCTGCATACCTTGCTGATTTTGTGCCGCGCCCAGTGCCGTGTTAAATCCTTGGCTCTGCAAGCCCGCAAACATATTCGCGCCCTGACGCGCAAAGCCCTCGTTTGTTGCGCCCTGCGCTACGCCGTGCCGTGATCCACCAAATGCGCCCGCCTGTCCAGCCTGCGCGTCCATTGTGTTTGTTGCCATTTGGCGCTGCCGTTCAAGGTCGCCCAAAGCCTGCCCCGTCACCATGTTCTGATAAGGGTTCATAAATGCGCCGATGTTTGGCCCAGCCATTGCCTGCTGTGTGTTGCCAAGTGCCGCGTTGTAAGCGCCCGCAGATTGGTCATACACGTTAGGCGTTCCGCCTTGAGCCTGCATTGGTTGCCCCATTGGGGCTTGCGTCTGTTGTGGGTTTGCTCCGCCAGCCATTTTAATTGCCCCCGCTAAAAAAGTTGCCTAAAGCGGACATGCCGCCGCCACCGCTATATGCCCCGCCCGATACGCCAGCGCCGCCGCCGTCGAACATATCGCCAATTGAAGTGTATCCACCTGCGCCATAGCCCACATCGCCGTTGCGGTTTGGCCCTTGGAACCCGCCGCCGCCCATTGGTCCTTCATTGGGGTTTTCGTAACCGTACACGCTCGGCCTTGCCGCTGCCGACGTTGTGCGTCGGGCCACTGGCGCTGGGTATGAGTTGCCGCCTGCGCCCGTTTGTGGGTTGATAAACATATCTTGGATTGCCGCGAACTGGCCGGGATTGTTGGCCTCAAGTGCCGCCATTGTTTCAGCAAACATAGGGGCCGACGAATAGCCAGAAACGCCGCCGGCAAACTGTTGCGGCTGTGGCATCCCCTCCATTCCCGTCAAACCGCCGCCAGCTACGCCGAAAGCGTTTGCCGCTTGGCCCGTGTTCTGAAACGCTGCCTGCTGCATTGGGGTAAAGGCTGCAACGTCTGGGCCGTAATAAGGCACGTAGCCAAGGCCAGCAACGTCATTGCCCATCGCAATATTGCTGCGCGATGCACCTTCAAGCCATGCTGGAATTTCTGTTTTCTGTGTTGTGCTGCCGCTGCCCATTTATAAGCTCCGTTCCATTGTAACCATTGTAGGGGTCCAACCCCTTTTATTCAAAACACGCTGCCAGCCATTGCGGCCATTCATTGTGAGGCTTTCACACCCTTGCGCTCTCCCCCATTCCTCAACAGCGCCGATGGCGTCCGTAATTTGGTCCAAGTCTCCGGCTGCGAGAAAAACGTGCAATACCTTCTTTTGTGGGTATACCACGATTTCAGTGACTGCACACGCCTTTTTCGTTGGCCAAAGCTGCATATGGCCGGACGCAATGCCCGCAGCAATATCGTCAAAATTGTGCGTCCCGCCGCTGTATTCCAGCGCGGCGTCGATCCACTCGCGATAGTCCTCAAGGTTTACCATGTTGATATTGCCACTCGCTTCCATGTATCCGCTGCCGTGCATACGTAAATGTAGCTTGCATCTGTAGCCAAATGACCCACTTGCCCCGACGCTGTGGCGCTCGCTGGGGCCGCAACGAATGTGCCAACCCTTTTCCACCCACCATCTAGGGAAACAACGGGATACGCCGCAGCCTCGTCCCAAAGGATCATCCCGTTCTCTGATGCTGTTTGCCCCGACACGCGCCAAGACAGGCGGTCAAGTTGCCGACCAAGGTAGCGGCGCATATCATTGGCCCAGACCTTTAAATCAGGACCAACAACGGGCAGGCGGCTCATCGCTTGCCCCCCGGCGTTACGTCAAGGCGCATTGTGCCGACCCGCCAATTCGCCAGCTTTGCACCGTCAACACGCAGGCGCACCTGCCGCCCCGTAAATCGAACGTCTGTAGGATTTGCCATTGAAAAGGGACCATATGACCGTTCAGTGTCGTTGGGATGGAACCGCGTCTTGAATGTCGCCGTTACATCGCCCTGCGTCCCTTCGTCTGGTATCATGCTTGTTGCGGACATAACTTGATCGCCAACCCCAAGGCTAATTGGCCCACTTTCCGCAAAGATGCTTGCGCCGCCGTAGTTTAAGCCCACTTCTTGCTCCCAAAGGTTGCCCAATGAATCAGCCCAGAGCGGGTACTTGAATACCCCACGCGCTACGCCGCACGTCCTGTCAATCTCGCCAAACGTCCAATGACCTTCTTTGTAGTCAAATGATACATATCTATCACACTCGTTAGATGCACCCGATGCATAGAACCACCAGATTTCACCGTGCTGCGCCATTGAAACAGCGTGGACAAGGCTGGCCTGCGACCTGTTAATGTCGCCAAACACGTAGTCAGCCACCTCGCACGTCAATTCCTGAACTGCACCTCCAGAATAAGAAAAGAAACTTTCTTGGCCCATCCAAAACGCGCCGTCACCAACACTAATTGCCGCTTTGCGTGAGACAATGCCGCACGATTGGCCGACCCGTTCAAAGTTATAAACAAATGGCGGCCCCTGATAGGTTGCTGTGTGGGCGTCCTGATCTGTCAATATAAGCTCTTGGCCGCGAACATTCAGGCCGCACATAATTTGGCCCGCCGTTTGAAGCTCAAGGTCGCCAGCCTCGTTTGTGTCTGCCGCAGTCCATTGCGTGTTGTCCTCACGATCCGACCATTGAACCAAGCGCGGGTTTCCACCAGCGCCAAGAGCGAACAAGAACCGCTCTCCTGTCACCAAGATTGAAAGGTTGTTTACGGGGGCGTTTGAAATCACAGCCGCGTTAGCCGCCACGTCAAGCTGCCACTCGTAAATCTTGCCGTCAGTGTTAGAACACGCAACAAGGTATTCGCCCCAGTTGCCTATCGCCCACGTTGTAGCCTCGCCAAAGTTTCCCGTGTCAGGCCGCGCAGTGCCGAAATAGCTAGTGCCAAAGAACCCACCGCCAAAGCCCGTATTAACCGCCGCAATTTCGTTGCCTGATGTAAAGCCTGCGGGTGTGATGTCCGTTGTCGTGCCGGATGCGCTGGTGGAATAAAGGTTGCTGAATGTTCCCACCGCAACGCGCCTATCGCCCGAAAGGTCTTCCCACGCAATAATCCCGCGAGGGACGCCAGTGTATGCCGTTGCAGCCCGCAGCCGCCAACCCCCTATGGGTCGCAGTGATCCATCGCGCCACCGCACAAGATTCATGTCACGCCAGCGGCCAGACTGGTCGAACTCAGTTCCGTTGCGGTATCCACCGGGCGGTATGTCTAAGGGGATTAGCGGCATATTTTAAACCTTAATGCAAGCAAGCAATGCAATGTTTCTTGGCCGTGTTTCTGCTCCGCCGAAGGCGTTGGTGTTTAAATTTCCCCCTGCGGAATTGGTAAATGTACCAGCACGGGAACCCACAAACCCGTTATTGAAGGTTGGAATAGCGTGGCTGTGACTTTTAAGCTCATCAGCCTGCGTAGAACCAAAGGTACGGCCACTGTCAACGCTTCCATCATCAACCCAACCTCGGACAAACTCGCCGCGAAGGTCAGGCACTAGGAATGTGGTGCTACCATCCCCTGCGCCAAAGGTTGTGCCTATAGCGGTAAATAAAGCAGAATATGTTGTGCGAGAAACTGCTGCGCCGTTTGCTTTGAGGTATCCAGATGGCGCTGTATTCATGGCGACGTGGATGATTGACCCCGGTGGCAAAGTTACGATACCGTTGATCTGCGTTTGAATCGCAGACGTTACGCCATCCGTGTAGTTCAATTCTGTAACGGTTGCTGTGATGCCGCCCAAGGCGTTCAACTCTGCCGCCGTGGCTGTCACGCCATCCAAGATGTTCAATTCCGCTGTGGTCGCCGTTACGCCGTCAAGCAGGTTGATTTCTGCTGTCGTTGAGGTCACACCGTCGAGAATATTCAATTCTGCGCTTGTGCTGGTGACAGCAACGCCCGCAATTTTCAGGGCTGAGAGGTTAGGCGCAATCGCTGTTGTTCCATCTAGCAGGTCATCGAGCGCATCAAGCGTGGTATTGATCTTTGCGCCCCAAGTATCCTCTGAAGCACCAACTTCGGGCTTAACAAGTGAGTAGGTTGTCGTCGTTGTATCAGCCATGTCGGCCCCCTTATTTTGTAGAACAATGCCACAAAAGCGGCAGTTTATCAATCCAGCTTATAGCGTCACAGCTAGACGAAACAAATCGTCCATTTCCAGATCCTTCACACCGAGCAAGTGGCCGATGTATTGAATATCCTCACTTGTCCGACGCCAGTCTGCGGAGTTGTCAATAATCATCTTTTCAGCCCACGAGGCGTAGGTGTCGCGGTAAGTAATAACCTTACCCCAAAGGGTCTCACCGATAGCGAGCTTGCCCTGTAGCTGTGTGCAGGTCATAGCTGCGCGGATGGTGGAGATGGCCACTTCGGGTGCAACTGGTTCGACTTTAATAATCATGTACCCACTCCACTGGTTAAGTCTGCTACGTCCACAACCCATTGACTGCGTTCAGTTCGGTCTGTTGGGATGTCTAAAACGTCCACAATCTTGTAAGATAATCCTGTTGGGACATCCTTTTCCGCGATTTGTTCTAAGGTTAACCCGCAATCAATGGGGATTATCACAGATACACCGCCGCCTTCGTTTTGGTGAACTATACGTTTATTTTCCATCAATTCATCTCACAATAATTACGGTTATATCGCTCAAGTCTTTAGTGTTGTTATCCGCCGGGTATCCAATGCCAAAACTTAACGACCCAACGGCTTTGGTCGTGTAGCCCTGCAGTTCTGCGCAATAAGAAAACCCATTCGTCCCACCTGAAGCTCCGCTACCTTGTATCGAGTATGCAAAATTAACGTCATCTACATCTGTAGTGAAGTTCACGCGGTAACGACCTGTTCCCAAATCAGTAACACTTGAAACATTCATACTGGCTTTGATTGCGACAGTGCTTGTCCCTTTGAAATTCACCCAAGCCTTGATTGGGCTTGCAGGCGCATTAGCTGCCACGAAAGCCGTTGTTGCAAATTGCGTCGTGTTCGTACCGTCCGCAGCGGTTGGCCCAGCGGGAACGCCTGTAAACGTAGGGTTTGCAAGGGGGGCTGCATCATCAGCATTGACACCCTGCGCCGCCGTAGCGTAGTCTGTTGCCGCTGTCGTTGCTGCCGTGCCAAGACCAAGGTTTGACCTGGCTGCTGCTGCGTCGAGCAAATCAGAAAGGTTATTGCCCTTAAGCAAGCAACCAGAAAGCCCCCCAGAACTGCCACCTTGGATTCCAATCGTGTATTCCGAAAAATCAGTTAGAGTCGGCGTCCCTGTCGTCACTGTGGCAGTTGATTGAATAAACCACCAGCCAAAGAAAGTCGCGTTCAAAAGACGAGGGTTTAAATCGTAATCCTCTAACACGGCACCAGTTTTTGCTAGGGTCATGTTAGCGTAATTGCCTTGGCCGTATTGCATGGCAAAATTGCCGTTGCTAAACCGATATAACCGATGAGCCACAACCGTTGTCGAACCCAAGGCAGTAATGGTCCCGGCATTGTCCCAATACTTCACAAGGTCTGTTTGGTCGCCAATTACCGCTGTACTCGAAAGCAAGCTATAGGTTGCGTTTGATACTGCGTCAAAGCTACGAATGTTTGCGTCGTGAATTTGGCCCGTTCCGCCGTACTCCATTAGCTCACCAGCCGATACATCAAAGCCTAGGTCCGACCTGCCAGTGACGACTTGACCTTTCTTAAATGGGACGCCTTGGGCCAGAAGGAAAGAGTAGAAGTCTCTAAAAGTATTCCCGTAATGCCCGATAGGGTTAGCAAGGTATTCAAAACCAAGGATAGTTCCCGCAACGGTATCAACGGCAATACGCATTGTGAATAGTTTGCGGGACCAGTCTTGGCGAGTCGGCGCTGTTGTCTGCTGCTGAAGCGCACCTGTTTTATCAATATAAACATAAGTAGAACTAGCAGACAAATTAGCAACAGTTACGCCTGTTGCCCCTGCATAACTAATTGAGAAATAGCCTTCGTCGCTGGCTATCTCACCATTAAGCGCAGGCTGCGCGAATGTAGTGCCCCCAACCCCCGCCGTTGAAACGTAGTCGCTAGTAAAACCTGTTCCCCTAGCCTTCAGCAAAGCGTCATCAACACCCTCGGCAAACGTCTGTAGACTAGTGGATCCTGAAACAACAAGGCCAGTGTTGTCAATCGTCATATTGGCGATGCCAAATGTCGGCGCTGCACCGCTGACAACACTTTGGTCAAGCGCCTTCACGTCTGCAAGGTTTGTGACCTCGCTGTCCATCAATGCCCCAGCCGCCGCAACGCTGGTTGCATCTACGGACAAACTGCTAGCGGAACTTGCCGCAGCCGTTGCGCTGCCCGCCGCGTTTGTTGCGCTTGTTTCTGCTGCCGTTGCCCTTGTGCCTGCTAACGCCGCAGCGTCAACCGCCTGCTGGGCCAATTCCTCAACGTTGTCCGTGCTGACAGTGCCGTCCATGCCGGACGCTTGTGTGTAGGTTGTTGAAGCCATTATCTAGGTATCCCCATTCGCATCGTTCCAATACTCTTGGCCGACTTGCTTTCTGCATTAAGCGCATCAACAGCCGATTGATATAGAGCCGCCCAGACAGTCAAACGTGCGTCATCCTTAAGGTAGGGTGCTGACTGACCCAAAGCCCCATAGAGCAGGATGTCAGGCGCATCTAACAGCAACCAGTTGGCCGTGTTGGTGTCGGTAAGCGCTGGAATACGGGCGCGATACAAAAGTGACACGCTGTAGGCTTCATCAGGCGTTGGGTATAGCTCGAACTGTCCAGCGGTAAGGCGTACGCTTATGGGCTTGCCAGCTAGGTTTTCAGTTGTGCCGCGACGTTCCTGCATTTCGGTTGCGGCCATTGTCATAATGCGCCCGCCGCTTGCGTGCTGCAATGACAGTGCCTCAATCATGTCGTTAGGAACAAGCTCAAAGCGTTCATTGAATACCGTATCAACGCGCTTTTCTTGCTTCCAATGCGAAAGGTCACGAGAGATCCGCGTCTCTGCAAGTGCTATGAATGTGGGGATTGCTGCCGTTAGGTCTTGCCGGTCAAGAAAGTCGGCAATAGTTGTCTGCAATCCAGCATATGTTGTCAGGCTCATTTCTTGCCCTTCTTAGCCATTGGCTTGCGGTGCGTTAGGAACTTGCTGGATGCTGTGTGTTTAGCGCCAGACATAGGCTTGCCATTGGCATCCTTATGCATTGGGCCTTTGTGTTCCCGACCATTTGCGAAATAGTGCTTTACACCTGCAGCCATTAGATAGGCTCCTTGGAATTAATAAATTTCAATATGCGAACGTGCAGGGCGATCCGTTGCGCTGTTTTTTTGGGTCGCTCTTTAATCATTGGCAGGCTCCTTGAATGTGACTACGTAGCCGTCGCTGTCGCTTATCTCAAAACGGCGGCGCTGATTCCTTCGGACGCGGTTTCTAAATGCCAAATCGTCGCCCTTGCAAGCGTCGTCTAGCGTATCAATGTTGTCCAGCAAGTCCCATAGAAACCTTGCGCTGCTCTCCCAATCAACAGCCATTAGTAACCGCCCTTCTTTGGTTTCTTGGCAGTCTTTGCCGCCGCTTTAAACGCGCCCTTAGCTGGTGCGCCCTTGGCCCCGGCTTTACGCATCTTTTCGCCTGATCCAGCCTTGATGCGGCCCTTTTTGGCTGCGATGTTGCTATATAGTCCCATGACGGCTCCTAGTTTTGGGGTCTTTTATCATACTTTACAGCCAAAAAAAAGGCTATTGTTTAGCGCAGCAACCCGCGCAGCATTTCCATGAATGGCAAAGGCTTGTCCGTATTCTGCGCACCTGACGCCAATAGTCCCGCCGTCGGGGATGCGTTCGCCGCGCTTAAATTGGACAAATGCGCAAACTCAGGATCGAAGCGGGCAAAGCGGGACCGGATGTTGCTGGGGTCTATGGTTGTAGAGATAATCGCGCCGCTTCGCGTTGGAACGTCCAGACCACTGTACCCATCGTCGGCTGCACCATATGCAACTGCGTTCGCGTTCTGGCGCAGATTTCCTCCACCCTCCGTCAATTCTGCTGGAGTTACGCCCTTTCTAGTTCCCGCTACGAGGTTGTCGTATATCTGCGCGTCCTCCGCAAATATTCCGTTCCAAGCGTCAGGGCCAAGATAGCCTTCCGCCACATCCGGGGAGTCTCCCATGTAAACACCGGGGCCAGCGACTCCCCACTTGAACTTGTCAGCATCAAATGCATCGAACCCGCCAGTTGGTGTCCCGTGATACAGAGGCGTCCCCGTATCAAACCCTGCATCCTCAGCCCGCGCCATCCTTGCAGCCTCACCCATATCCAGCGGCGTATTTGCAAACATATATTGATCGTCAGCCAGCGCCATCATTTCGTCGGTCACGTCGCCAGCCCGTCCATCCGCACGCATGTCCAGAATGTCACGCGCTTGGCGTTGCGCACCGCTTAGACCCGCACCTATAAGTCCGCCTGATTGCGAGGCGTTGGCGTTAATGTCACCAAAAAGGGCGTCCCACTCCGCATTAATACGAGATTGGGCTTCTGGAGATATTGGGTCATCCGTCGCACGCTCCCTTGCTGGCCTGTCTGGATACGCAAGAGCCTCGCCCCTAGGCCCAGAATAGGCGGTAAACCCACCGCCGAATTTGCTAGGGTCGTCCATCCTGTAACCCATGCTAGGGTCAGAGACAGGAGCTTGATATGTTTCGCCGTCTGCGTTTGTCAGTTTATAGCCGTACCGTTGCGGGTTCTGTTGATCCACCCAATATCCGTCTATTGACCAATCACCCTCCATATTCCATGTATTGGGAGGACTGACCCTAGAGCCGACCTGCAAAGGCATAGCGCCGTCTGTGTGTAGCGCAAAACCAGCGTCGTCAATCCGTTGCTGATACCTACCCGACTGCACGTCATCGGCAACCCCCCTAATCTTGTCAATAAAGTTAGCCTTGTCTCTACCAGCCCTTGCCGCTGCAAAATCCAAAACGCCATCACGCCCACCCATGCCGACACTGCCAGCGGGACGCGCAGCCAAGCCACCGCCGCCCATTGCCAAGCCTGCCGTGCCTAGCGCCTCGCCCGACATATCGTCTTGCGGTATTAGATTACGGGCCGCTGAATATGGCGCGTCGAACGCCTGACCAAGTGCCTGACCCGCCCCAAGAAAGCCGCCCAAACCCTCGAAGCCGACGCTTCTTAGCGCGTCCAAGCCCGTGGTTCCAATCTCTTTGGACAGCAAGCCGCCAGCGACAGGACGACGCCCGCTTTCTGCAAGCCCCTGCTGATACTCATCTGCGGCGCTGTTAATCGCTGAAAAGGGGCTGTTATGTGACCGATACTGCCGCACCAAGTCGTCGGTATTCCTGCCGCTAGAGCGCATTTCGCCAAGATATGCTTGGAAGTCAGCAAGCGGCAGGTCAAGGATGTTGTTTTCGCTCATGCAATTAGCCCCTAGTTTTGGGGTCTTTTATCACACAATTGAGGCTAAAACAATACTGCTACCCTGCTTCGCTAATGACGTCTAAGCAAAGCGCGGCGTCTAGCGCCTCAATCATATCGGTGGCGTTTGAATACGCGCCCAATGTTTTAGGGATTGTGCCAAACTCTGAGTCTGAATAAACAATCCAGCCACCATTTTCTGCCCGCGCTAGCCTCATTCCTTCGCCTTTGGGGGCCGCGCCAATAAAGTTTTTACTCATGTCATTTTTCCTTTTGCTAATGGCCTATCATTACACGCTCAAATATGCGCGTCAACACCTATCTAAACAACGCCTTTTAGATTGCGCCGAAGGGGTTGCCGCTTGTGGATCGTGCTGGCCCGCTCTGCATAGACCGCGACCAAACCAAACGCATCCGCCGCGTGACTGGCCCAATCGTGTACCGGGCCAAGGCCCACGCCCCGCGTTTCGTCAATCTTCTGGCGATAAGCGCCAAGGGCGATCCGCCCGCTTTCTGTTGTGTCTGCATTGAACCTGCACCGGGGTAGCATGGCCCGCACAGCGTCGATCCGCAGTAATGCCGCGCCCTTGCCCTGATTGGTCACCACGTCCGTTGTAAACCCTGCACGGCCAAGAAAGCCTTGCGGCGTAATTGTGTGAACGAAATCATGCTTGCGCCCGTCATGCGGTAGGATGCAAACCGCGTCCTCATATCCGTTTGAGCGCAGCCAGTGAACGTGGTCATCAAACGCTTGGCCGATTGCCTCATAATAATCCAGCACGCGGATCTCGTCGCCAATGAACTGCACAATCCAGATAGACGTTGCGTCTGCCGCGTTAGACGTGCTGCCAATGTCCCATATGGCGTATATCTTCATTAAGGGGTCACGGGATACAATGCCGATGCGCCCGCTTAGTTGCGCGGCAGTCAATCGGCTGGCGAAGTATGCGCCCTCCGTAACGCTCTGATACTCGCCCTCGTAGATATGGCCGTACCGTTCCGGCGTCATTTCCATCACGTCGCGGCGTTCGGCCTCAAGCGTGCGCGGTAGCCAAGGATTGTCCGACCAGTTGGCGCGAACAACAACGGACCCTTGCGGCGTCTTATCGCTGCGCAGCATCATATCAATTGCGTCGGTTGGCAGTGAGGGGTTCCAGCTTGCCCATATCTCTGAGCCTTCGGAACGGATTGTAGGACGCAGCAAGGTTAGCGACCTTTCGGACACCGACTGTGCTTCCTCGATCCAAGCCCGGTGAAAGTCCTCTAATGACTTCACGCTGTCCGCTGTGTGGTCTTGCAGGCCGTTAAAGATCATCACCCCATCGCCAGGTAGTTCAATCTGTTCGCGATATACCTTGAACCCATCAGCCTCGCCCAGCCCGAAGTCTTGCAACTTTTGCTCTATCAGGCTCTTTGCTGAGAACTTTAGGGATTTCTGAACCTCACGCAGGCAAACCATGCGCAGGCCATTGCCGTGGTCGCCCTTGTGCCGCAGCGCATCCTCAATAGCCAAGCCACCGAAGAAGTGAGACTTGCCAGAACCACGACCACCCCACGCGCCTTTGTAGCGGGCAGGGTGGCATAATGGTTCAAACACCGCTGCTGTTGGGATGCGTAGGTCGCGCGTCATTCAGAAAGAGATTCTGCTATCACTGCAATACACGCCAAAGTTCCTATTAAAGCCACAAAACAAAGAAATGTTATTATAGCGGCAACTGACCCGTAGAAAACAACAACCACGGCAAAGGCCGCAGCTATGCAGACCGCAATGCTAGTGATTAGCAAAAAGATAAGTTTGAAGTCAGTCATGGTTTTTCCTTTGTTTTCTTCGGCTGCACCAACTCGCGAATGATTTTTGTTGGCGTCATACTGCCGTCGGAACTGGTATTATCAACCGATTGCTTTGGCGTTCCGTGCGCTCTGTCTTCGCTTTGTTTGAACAGGTTTAGCGCCCCCGTTGATAGCAACAAATCAAGGTCATCCGGACCAATATCCTTGTCAGAAAACATTGCCTGCATTGAGGCAAGGGCTTTAAGGCGCAATTTTGCTGATATTTCAGCCGCTTTAAGCTCGTTTGCTCGTTGCGCTTTGGACTTTCCGCCGGGGTTTCCAGACACGCCCTTTTTAAACTGCGTGTCTTTTGGGTCTTTCTTCTCTGCCATATCGTCCTCGCGTCCAGTGGCATGATTGCCCTTGTGCTTCTGGGATATTACATGGATTTGCTTGCCTAGTCTATATCAAGCCCCTAAAAATTCTTTAGGCACCCGCAAACCTTTTCATATACCCGCAAATGACGTGCCAGTGATTTAATATCCTCAAGAGCTTCTGGCCAGCCATCACCACGTATAGTGTTTGGCGCATGACGTTCAGCCCATAGGTACGCCTCAAGCCTGTCAATCAATTTAATCTCTTGGCTTTTTGCTGGTTCAATCAATTCAAGGTGAATGAAGTTTTTGGTTTCGGCCCATTCGGACGCAGCCTTCAGCGCGGGATCTCCCCGCTTTGCTGGCCCTGCAACATCACCGATACCAACCTCCGCCACGTCGTGCGTAATGGCATCAATCAACAGTCTGTGATTGTCGGGGAACAGGTAAATTGCCAAGATAGCGCAGCCCCATTGGTGCTGGGCGTTGGTTTGCGCTGTGTGGGCAAGGTCGGGATTGCTGTGCCACCGACGTACAAGCCCACTTAGCCAAATTTTGTATATCTTCATGTCATGTTTTCCCTTTGGTTGTGTCATGGTTGGCTTTGGTCGTGACCCGCTACCGGGAGAGGACAGGCGGGTCACTAAGCAAAGGAAGGCCCATGACAGCCTATCTGGACCTACAATGTGCCTTATTCTGCGGCGATGGTCAAGCCGTCACGCTTATTGACCGCAACATAAGTGATTGCTGCCTGTCCGCAAGTTATCGCTTTGGTGCGGATCTTGAGAATAAGCCCCATGCGGATGCCGTCAACTGCCCGCCGCCCTATGGTTTCCTTAGAACACTGAAAAATCGTAGCCAGCTCCACGCGCCCTTTGCATGGACTGTCTACAAGGTAGGCCGCAAGTTCAATTGCCTTTTCCTTTTGAGTCGCCGGATATTTTGTCTGCAGCGAAACTCCGATGGATTGTGACAAAGGTGCGCGGCCCACATGCCCCGCCATGCGTTCTTTCTTGAGCATCACGCGCCCAACCGTTTCTTCAATCCTTGTGGCCATTATTGAAAGGGTAAAGGGGTTGTTTGCAACCATTTCTTGCTCTGAGTAATTCATGCCACCACCCGCTTTTGTTTGCGCTTCTGGATCATGTAATCCCAATTGCGCTGACCGTAGCTGTCATATGTCCCTGATGGCCGCTGAACAAGTGCGCCAATTCCGCCCGCGGCGATCCGTGCGTTCAGCTTTAATGCTTTAGAGCATCGCCCAACGGGTCCAGTGTAATAAATCAGGTTAGCCCCGTCTTTTGCCGCGGCGATTTCTCTGCGTATGCCGTCAGGCAATGTTGATTTAATATTGGTCATGTTTTCACCCCCCAGACGCTGCCCAAGACGCTGCCCTTGACGCTGCCCCTGACGTTGCCCAAGACGTCGCCCAAGACGTCGCACTTGACGCTGCCCCAGACGCTGCCCACGACGTCGCCCCAGACGCTTCCCTTGACGTTGCCCTCAACGTCGCCCTTGACATCTTGGATAGTCAAAATCCCGTCTTCATCTTCATTGAACGAAATCAACTCTGCTAATTGATCTATCTGTAATTGTGTTAAATTGGTTTTCATGTCTTTTCCTTTGATGTTTGTTTAAGTTTTTGTCCCGATCACGAAACAATCGGAGTCCTCAACGTAGTGTCCTGGCATTAGCGCGGAATAATCGAAAAGCCGTATGCTATTCTGACATAATTCATTGCTTGAGAATAGCCGGGTTGTAATCATACAGCCATTTATTGCATTTGGCTGTTCTGAGCCCATCCCGCAAATTAGTATAAATCCAAGTATCATTTTTTTCTCCTTTTTAATTTCGTCCGGCTATTCCGAGCCACGGCTTTTCCATCAGGGTATCAATTCCCGGTCTGTTTTTTACGGACGAACCGCTATCACCATGCTGCAACTCCCAGCCTTTTTCTTTGCATATAGCCCAAACGGTTTGCCTTGCTTTCCCAATTTCATCCGCAATGTCTTGCGCTGTACACTCCCAATTGACCGACTCACCCGCCCGCCATATCAAAAACGCTGTTGCCCGGCGGCTCATGTATTGCTCATGTCTTTTCTCCCTTCATCCATTTTATTTCCTGCGACAGGTCATCGTTTTTCTTGACCAGTTCAGCGTTTTTCTTTACCTGTTGTTCCCTACCGTGATGCAGCCGCCCGATAACGTCGCGCTGCAAGGCCAACCTGTCTTTCATTGACGCAATCATTTCTTTGTCTGTCATGCCTCTTCTCCCTTCAGGGCTTTACTCAAATCTGAATGAATGTCCTGCATTGACGTGATGCTAACCTCGCCATGAATGACGTGATCTATCATCGCACGGGCGTTTAAAATTGCCGCTTCAATCTCCGCGATCCGTGCTTGCTGGGCGTCATAGTCGGGCAGCGCTGCGATGATGGCGTCGGCTTGCTTGCCGTAATGTCCGGTTGGAGTTTCACACAACACCTGCGCAATCTTATCTCTCATGGTCATGGCCTCCACCCCGACATCAGCGCCCGTAGAAGGGTAACGAACCTGCGACCCGGTTGCTTTGCAGTTTTCGCGCTTTCGATCCGGTAGATTTCTACCCGCTTAACTTCCATGATTGCCGCTAGCTGATCAGGCGTCATGCCCATAGCCTCACGCGCCAATTTTATTTGTTCGTGGTTCATTTGGCCACCTTACGCGCTTCAAGCATTGCGTCGGCCATTTCGTAGCACCAATTAGCGCAAACCTTGTCGTTTATAAAATCTAAATCTGAAAAATAAGCCAAAGCCTGCCCCGCAAATTTATCACGCAGGGTTCCGTCTTGTGATGCCGCGCCTGCCTCGTATGCTTGGCGAAGCAATGAGCTAAGGTTGTTTAGGCTGGCTGGGAAGTTTTTGGGTGTACGTGCATACCATTCGTTGAATTCTGTCATGGTCTTATCCTTTGTTTGCTTCTATCCCAACCCTATGCGCAGCCACGCACAGCGTCAAGGGTTAATTACAGAAACACAGATATTTCCAGAAACACAACCTTGTGTTAAAGTAACCCTTTGATTTTATTAAATATATATAACAGATATACAGATACACAATATATAGAGACTGTTTTTTTAACTTTATAAATTATGCTATAAGGCGCATATTATCTTTAATTTTTATGTCTATTAGGGCTGTGTATGTGTATCTGTGTTTTTCGAATTATTATTAAGCAAAATCAAACTGTTACTGGAACACATTGCCCTTTTTGGCTTGTGTATCTGTGTTTCTGGAAATGTACATTTTGCCCCATTCACAAAAAAAGCGCGACAATTGCCGCGCTCTTTCAAATTTTGCAAGGTAGTGGAAAAGTCAGGCAGTTTTCCAAATGTGGACAATTTTGCCCCGATGTTTCTTTGGTTTTTCCTCTTTTTTGACCAGTCCCCGCCCCTCTAAATCCTTCATCATGGCCTCAATTGAGGGCTTATCAAGCCGCGTTCTATTGGCCAGCATTGACGTAGTGACGCCATTGTCCGAGTCAATATAGCCCATCAACCTAGCCGCCAATGCCTCTTGGGGCTTGTCCTTTTTGTTGTCATTTGCGAACACCAGCGCGACCTTGAAATCCATTTCATCTTTGACATATGCCAGCGCCCAGCGCACATGCTCAAGCGTCCTGCGCCCGTCAGTCATTGCTAGAATAAAGCTGATCTTGGCCACAAGTTCATAACCGCGCCGGATCATTGCCACGGACGCCTCGCCCGTTTTTTCGCCCATAAATTCCGCATAATCCAACAGCCAATCATTGATAGATAGCAAAGCCGCCGCAGCGTCGTCATCCGTGGGCACCACGCACCGCTTGCCAACATGCTCGACCCGTTGCCCCTCGTCGCCGTAAAGCAACCCCAAACGGCCTTGCATGAATATCGGCATTTCCTGCTTCTTAAACCCCTTTCGGGCGCGTGGGTTTATGTCGCGTTCATTCACAATGATTGCACGACCTACAAAACCCTGCGTGGCGGTTTCGCCGTCCATAATGCCGTCAAATGTGCTGGGCGTTGTAAAGCCTATCAGCGATAGGAACGGACGTTCAAGCCCATTGTCGATCATTGATAACATGCGTTCCGCCTTTTCTTCGGCCTCCTCGTCCCCCTTGTCCTTCGCCTTAGACAATTGCCCCACGTATATCTTGCGCAGATCCCGCTTGGTGTCGCCGCCTAACAGAAAACGGCTGTTTGCTTTGGAGTACGCGGACATAATGATAGCAAAGACGCCTTCGAGATAGCTGGCCCCGCCTTTCTGTTGAGCGTTGCGGACCTTGTTTAGAAAGATGCCTATTTCGTCCACATTGTAAAACGCCGCCTGATGTTCGATTAGATTGCGCGTTACTTCTTGTTCCGACTTGATCCCGCCTTGCAATCCGCCCTGCACGCCCGCCCCTATGTGCAGGTCTGAGAACGCTTGCATCACGGCCTCTTTTCCTGTCGATGATGCTGCGACACAAAACGCCAGCATATTGGCTGTAACGCCGTCTAACTCATCCTCATGTGACATGCCCCCGATGTTAGCGATTGCGCAAAGGCCAGCAGCCACGGCCAAACGCCTGCGCGGGTAACGACACTGGCTGTCTATCCAATCCACGACCTGACAAGTAAAGCCTGGTGGCGATAATAGATCCACCCCCGACACGTCCAAAGGCATTGTTAGCCCGTCGTCTACTTCTACGTGTTCCGGTTCACTTTTGAAATCATCGGGTATTAGCCCAAAATCGCGATCAGCTCTAAGCGTGATTTCGTCATATTCTGCAATCGCCGCCTTGCGCTTTTCGGCCTCGGTTTGGGGTTTTGGCGCGACTGGCTTTGGTTCTGCCTCGACCTCAATCGTGCTGTCGTGCTTTGCCTCAATCGTGCTGTCGTGCTTTGCCTCGTCAAATTCCGCCCGCCCCTTTGGCGCGTAGTCTGCAAGTTTGAATGTGTTTGTCATGGTTTCGCCTTTTCTGCCCATTCTATAAAGTTTGTTCTATCATCCGGGGAAAGCCTCCTAAAACATTCCGCCAGCATGATTTTCGTTTGCTTTGTCGTCATCGGATCATCACGCAGCTTGGTTGCGGATGCTAGGAAATACGCGGCCCGCTCGTCATGGTTTGCAAGTTCGGCCCAAAACATCGCGTCTTGCCGGACTTGCTGTTGTATCAAAGGTTGATCTGGAAAACCAGCGCAGTGATAATCCGACCATTGCCCGATTGTTGCGTTTACCACGTCCTTATCAACGACCTCCGCCATATTGTTCAAGCCGTCCCATATGATTTTGGCGTGCGTCTGATGTAGCGCCACGCGGTTCATGGGGTGGGGTCCTTTAACGGTCTACAAAAACAGTATGGGTTTGTTGAAGGGTTTGGCAAATCGCAATGTTCGCACGTATCGCCCCCCTTAGACTCAGGCGCGAGATACTCAGGCGCGAGATAATCGGACAAAAGGCGCATGGTCTTTGCCGTCGGGTTTGTATGAGCCCCCGTTTTAATATGCTGGATCGTGTTGCGGTTCACGCCCGTATGCATTGAAACCGTTGCGACGTGCCGATCATGCAAGGCTTGTTTGATTTCTTCTATCGTTAGCATTTCTCGTTTTCCTCTTTGTCAATTCTATCCAGTTCGATTTGCTCAGATAAAAATGCGGCCTCCATATCCCCCCATGCGTCAAGGGCCTTTTCTGCTAAAATCTCAGACAATTCATCTGCGGTCTCATATCGCAATGTGGCTTTCTCAATCTGTCCTCGTATCTGCTCAAGTAATTTCATGTTTTACCCTTTTTTGTAATTTATAAATTTCTGTGTGTAATTTGTATTGCACAACCTGAAACCATGTGCAATAAATGATTTGCGGGATTAGAGAGTGCGACCCGCCGCACGAGGCCAATGAGCCAAGCAAAGGAAAACGATATGACTGATGTTCTAGCACAAGCTGGAAAGCCCGCTGACCGCGCCGTAATGGTGACGCTCTGCGGCGATAGCGGGATGGGCAAAACCAGCCTGGCCGCAACATTCCCCAAGCCAATCTTTATACGCGCCGAAGACGGTATGCAGGCGATACCTGTTGAACACCGCCCCAACGCGCTGCCATTGATTGCAAGCGTCGGGGCGCTTTGGGAACAACTTACAGCCCTGATCCATGAAAAGCACGACTACCAAACTGTTGTAATTGACAGCGTTACCGCGCTGGAACGTCTGTTTATGGCGGATGTATTGGCAAGCGACCCAAAGGCCAAGTCGATCAATCAGGCAATGGGTGGCTATGGTGCTGGCACCAACGCAATTGCAGCAATGCACGGGCGGGTGCGCAAAGCCTGCGGAATAATGACAGAAAAGCGCGGTATGCACGCGGTATTCATTGCGCACGCTGATCTTGAGGCAATGAAGCTGCCAGACCAAGACGATTACATGCGCTATTCTTTGCGCCTGCCTAACAAGTCTTTGCCGCCATATGTTGACGATGTGGACGTGGTGGGGTTTCTCAAGCAACAAATGGTTGTCATGGGCGATGAAGGCGAACGCAAAAAAGCGCGTGGGTCTGGTTCGCGTGAATTGGTCTGCCACGTTACGCCGTCAAGCGTATCAAAGAACCGTTACGGGATCACGCAATCAATCCCCGTTACAATCGGCACTAACCCGCTAGCACAATTTGTGCCAGCACTAGGCGGCAATGTCGAAACACCAACAATTGAAACACCAGCAGAAACGGAAACATCATGAGCTTTTGGGATTTATCAGACGGAACAAGCGCAACCGACACAGGCAAAGAGTTTGAGCGCTCAGGCGGCGGAAATATGGAGCCAATCCCGAATGACAGCGACGTGCTGGCGATTGTGGATCAAGCTAAGTGGGCAGAAAAAGACGGCAGCGATTACATAGAATTGCGATGGACTGTCATGGCACCCGAAGAAGTCAAAAACCGCAAGGTATTCCATAAGCTTTGGGTGACAGATTTCGACCCTAACGACAAAGGGAAAGATGAGTCAAAGAGTAAGACAAAACGCGACGAACACCGGAAAACATTGGCTTGTATTGACGCAAACGCTGGGGGCAATCTAACAAGAACAGGCCAAAACCCAACCGACGAAAACATGACTATGCATTTAACAAATGTGCCGATGGTCATTAAGCTTATGGTCTGGTCTATGAAAGGCGGCGACGGCACCGACATGTCGGGCAATTGGGTCAAGAGGGTTTCGTCATCCGACAAGCCTTTGCAAATCAGCAATGAGCCTTTGCCAAAAACCAGCGCGGCACCTGCGGCACAACAAGGCGGTTCTGGTAGCCGTGATTTAGACGACGAGATCCCTTTCTAGGGTCTAAGCTAACAATCCCCAGCGGCGCGAAGGTGCATGGCCACCGATTAGCCTGAGTATTCAGAGCCGCGCCGCTGGGGTTCCACCGCAACAAACAGAAAGCAAAGATTATGGAATACCCGTTAATCATAACAGAATTTGGGCAGTTTACGTGCCATGCTACTAGCAATGAGGATTTTGGAGACGGGATAGATATACATCGTTGTCCTAGTTTTGACACAATCCAAGAGGTTGCTGATTGGATTTCGGAAAACGCAACCGATTGACCCGAAACGAGATAACAACAAACAGAAAGCAAAAACCATGACACATGAAGAAATAAACAAGATTTTAAACGACGCATTTGCCAAGGTATTCGGGGAGAAATGGTGATGGAACAACGTACACCTGAATGGCACGAGGCAAGGGCTGGACGTGTAACAGCAAGCAACGCTGGGGCATTGCTGGGCCTATCGCCACACACAAGCGAGGCGGACGGGTTTCGCCGTCTTGTGCGATCCATGCACGGTTTCGATAGTGAATTTGTAGGCAATGTCGCCACCGAATACGGCACGTTTCACGAGGACGGCGCATTGGCCGAATACAAGATGGAGACGGGAAACGATGTTTCGCATCTGGCGTTTGCCCCGCATGGCGATTGGTTGGGCGCGTCACCTGATGGCTTGCTTGGCAAACACGGGATGCTTGAGATTAAATGCCCGTTTGGTCAGCGTAAAACTGACCCGCCCGCCTTTAAGTCAGTTGACGATCAGCCGCACTATTATGCGCAGATGCAAATTCAGATGTATTGCACTGGTCGTATGTGGTGCCATTTTTACCAATGGTCGCCGCACGGAACAAAACTTGAGCAGGTCAACTACAGCGAGGACTGGATAGACGAAAACTTGCCAGAATTGCACGAAATCTGGCAACGCGCCAAAGATGCCGACCCTGCGGACTTTGTGGGCGAAAAGCGTCAAGAATATGACACGCCGGAAGCCGCAAAGCTGGTTGCGGAGTATGACGAATTGCGCGACGCGATAGACAACGCCAACGCCCGCAAAAAAGACATTGTGGCTCGGATGGTTGAAATGTCCGGCAAGCGTGACGCGGTAATTGGGGGGCGCAACCTAACCCTGGTCAAACGCAAGGGTTCTGTGGCCTATGCCAAAGCCCTGACAGTGATTGCACCCAATGCGGACCTTGAGCCCTACCGGGGCGACCCAAGCGAATCGTGGCAACTAAAGTGACACCCGACCAGGAGGCCCGCGCAAACGACGCCGCAAACATTATTCTTGAGGAATTGCGGGCTGCGGAAACTGTTGGCGAATGTGAGGCGGTATCAATTAAGCACGCCAAGACGTTCGCCCGGTTGCAGGAAGTCCATCCAGCGCGGGCTTTTCACATCATCAATCTGGCGTCTGTGCGAAAGGGTGACTTTGCCCGTGCCGCCCGCGCCAAAAACCAACAGCAACAGGATATGTTTACATGACACTTCGCCCATATCAGCAGGAAGCCCACGACCCTGCGTGGCAACATATGCGGACCAGCGTTGATCCATGTTTAATTGAGGCGGCAACGGGCGCGGGCAAATCGCACGTAATTGCAGAACTTGCCAAGACGATCCACACCGCGACGGGTAAGAAAGTGTTATGCCTAGCACCGTCCGCCGAACTGGTCACGCAGAACCGCGAGAAATACATAGCCAGCGGCCACAAGGCCAGCATGTTTAGTGCAAGCGCAGGGGCCAAAGACTTGCGCCACCCCGTTGTTTTTGGATCACCGCTAACCGTAAAAAACCGCATTAGCCGTTTTCAGTCTGGCTATGCCGCTGTTGTAATTGACGAGGCCCACGGCATGACGCCGACGATCAAGGGCATTATTGACGCCATGCGCGATGGTAACCCGATGCTGCGCGTGTTGGGCCTGACAGCTACGCCATATAGGCTTGGCAGCGGATACATCTTTCGCCAATGGCCGGACGGCAAAGTGAATGGTGACGATACGTGCCGCGACCCGTATTTTCCTATTCTAGTGGATCGCATTACCGCGCCAGAACTTATTGACCTTGGATTCCTTACGCCGCCCGTGATGGGATCGGCTGGCGCTGATGGTTATGACACGGCAAACCTAACCGCAAACGCCCAAGGCAAGTTTGACAGTGAAGCGGTAGACCGCGCCTATCACGGCCACGGGCGCAAGACTGCTGCAATCGTTGCGGATGTTGTGGCGCAATCGCGTGACCGCAATGGCGTGATGTTCTTTGCCGCAACCGTCCAGCACGCCCGCGAAATCATGGCAAGCCTGCCGCCGGATATGTCCGCACTGGTGACCGGCGAAACGCCCAAGGGCGAACGCAAAACGATACTGTCAGCATTCAAGGCGCGGGTGGTCAAGTATCTTGTGAACGTGTCAGTTTTGACAACCGGCTTTGACGCGCCGCATGTGGATCTTATTGCGATCCTGCGCAAGACGGAAAGCGTTGGCTTGTTGCAGCAAATCATTGGGCGCGGTTTGCGCTTGGATAACGGGAAAGCCGATTGCCTTGTTTTGGATTATACGACGAACATTGAGGACCATTGCCCCGATGGTGATCTGTTTGCGCCGGAGGTAAGGGCAGGCAAGGAAAGCGGTGAGGGTAAAATGAAAGCCGAATGTCCGCTTTGCCAATACGAAAACAGGTTTTCGACCAATATCAAGTACGTTGATTATGACAAAGACGACGCCGGGTATTGTCTGGATCTGGATGGCAACCATGTGAAAACTGACTACGGCCCGCTGGCAGGCCATCACGGTAGGCGGTGTATGGGGCAGGAAAAGACTGGCCCGCTTGGCACATATGAGCGTTGCGAGTACCGCTGGACAAGCAAAGATTGTCCAGAATGTTTTGAGCCTAACGATATTGCATCGCGATATTGCTGCAACTGCAAAGCTGAAATGGTTGACCCTAACGAAAAGCTGCGGATTGATTTCAAGCGAACCAAGCGGACGCCGACAGAAATGCAAACGGATGACGTTGTATCAATGACCGTGCGCGAGGGTGTATCGCAGCGGGGAAACAAGACAATGCGAGCTGATTTCGTGACGCCGTGGCGTTCGTTTTCGATCTGGTTTACGCCTGACAGCCAATATTCGCGCCAGCAAGGCGAATGGGCAGCGTTTTCCAAAGCAACGCAAGACGGCGAACCAAAAACCGTTACCTACCGCAAAAATGCGGACACCGGATTTTACAGCGTATTTGGATACAACAAGGAGGCCGATTGTGAACCTGAATGACTTACCTTTTCCCGTTTTTGGTGACACGACTTTTCGCGGCAAGTGCGCAACGGAAAGCGTCGAGCAAGTTACGTTCTTTAATCGCCTGCGTGCGCAGTATCCCGATACGTGGGGTGCGCTGGCTATACATGCCCGAAACGAACAACAATTGCGCGGGGGCCAGTTTGGGGGCATGGCAAAGCAAAAAGCGGAGGGCATGGTATCAGGGGCCAGTGATATTATTATACCCGGACGTGTGACGTTCGTTTGTGAATTAAAACGCCGTGACAGGACAAAAAGCGCGTGGCAGGCAGGACAGGTCGAATACCTTACCGCAGCGCATGAGGCAGGCGCGTTTGCGTGCGTGGCGCTGGGCTGTGATGCAGCGTGGGAATCTTTTAACGAATGGCGCAAATTAGCTCTTGATTAAGTGCGTTGCCGCGCATATATTAGACGTAGAAGCAAACAAAGGAACGAACCCATGACAACGTATACAACAAAGCGAGGCGCGGCGGCGGCAGCCAGACGTTTGATGAAGTCAATTCACGGCACCAAATACCAAGCCAAATCTGGCGTGGATTTCATTACAAGTCGCGCTCTTTACAGTTTTGAATGGAAATTTGAAATCCTCAACGAGGCAGCGCACCGCGCACATCAACGGGCAGCGGCTTAAAGCCCCGACTACCACCGACCACCTCAAAGGAACGAAAACCATGGCCCACGCCACCCAAGCACAAGAACTGAAATGGGCCAATGAGGATGTGGCCGAACGCCGGGCCGCAACGGACCTGCACTTCCCCGACGACGCCCACCAATGGCCGCTTGATCCAAGCGCCAATCCATCATCAAGCAACCTAGAATTTTACCAGAAACGCGGCGAATGAGCCGCAAAGCAAAAGGAGAAAGAAACCATGACAAAATCACTAGAGGCTGAAAACGCCGCACTAAAAAAACAAGTCGAATCACTGAAGCAGACGCTTGAACATCAGAAATTTAAACTAGAAAGCAGTGTGCGGCAACATGCCTTTTGGTATGACTTCGCTGCCAAAAACTACCCCGAAAACCCAACCGCTGCAGACGCCGCGATTCTGAAAAATCAACGCGACATGGACGAAATAAGCGTTGCCGAGTTCGAAGAAGTGCTAGGCCCGTGGCTGGATTACAAAGCCGATTTCGATATTCTAACGGATCGCGAGATTGAGCGCCGTTTGAAGCGTTCGCGCAAAGCTGTGATGGGCAATCAAGCTTTCATCGCCGCCGCTGCGTCTTGGAAAGTTGCGGGCAAGCCTCGCACCAAGAAAGCAAAGAGGGTTTTAAAATGATAAGTCTTACTTGTTTGGCCCTCGCGGTGTACTTCGAGGCACGTTCCGAACCGATTGACGGCCAGCGAGCCGTTGCCGATGTAATTATGACGCGGACCTATCACCCGTCATTTCCCGACACGGTTTGCGAAGTTGTTGCGGAGGATCGGGGAAGCAAGGCGTGGGATTGCCAGTTTTCCTTTATGTGTGACGGCCAGCCAGAAAGGCCGACAGGGGCCGCGTGGCTAATTTCGCAGGCAGTGGCCATCGAAGCGATGGCAGGACCGCCACTTGTGTACGCCACGCATTACCACACAACCGACGTGCAGCCAAATTGGTTTGACCTAACCGTAATTGGAAAAATTGGATCTCACATTTTTTACACTGATGGCCGTTGCATTTTAGAAATGGGCTGTTCGTTGCGTCCCAAGGCGCGATAAACCAGTTGTAGAAATTTGGTTCGCTGTTCGCTATCCTCAACCGTTTCAAAATGATGCGGGTGTTTGGTGTGCAGAGCGGCAGTGAACCAAAGCAACCCGTGGCGTTAATTCGTCGCGGGTTTTTTCACGTCTTAGGCTCCTTAGAATGATAAGGGCGCACTGTCCATGCGTCTTCGTCTTCTGCGCGAACAGATTCCGCATCTTCGCGACGGTGGTATCGTGTGGCCCGATCAATATTAGTCGTCCACATCGGCATCCCTTCGCCCCACATGCGCCACTTCGTGCCGTCGCCATTGCCGATGACCCACCCAGTTCCGGTGTCGTGTTTGAGCGCATCAACGCGCCAAACTTCCATTTCATGTTCGGTCGATATGCTCATTTCGTAGGCTCCTTTAACGCGCCAACTTCAATCAACCCGTCGTTAGGGTTCGGGTCTTGGCGTTCCATTTCGTCCATGCAACAACCCGTAGTGTCAGGGGTTGCTGAAATCCTAGCAAGTGCGGCGGCAATGGCCTTTGTCCTTTGGTCGTCAGGTCCGTCAATCATCGCTTCAATTCCTCCTTTTCAAATCTGTTGCCGTACTTGTGGTTTAATTGGTTGCGGCTGACGGGTGAGCCGTATTCCTTGCTCGCGTATGTCACCACATAGGGCTGTGTGTACCTGATAGGGTTGGCCCACATTTCACGCAACTGCCCGTCCAGCTTATCGTCGGGCTGAAACCCACGCGGCCCACGTCGCCCAGCGGGTTTGTTCGATACTGGTGCCGGGCATACTGTGACAGTAATTCCCTTACCTTCAATCAAGTCCTTTGTGTTCTTGGCTGCAACGCCGCGCCCTAGATCACCGACAGAGAGAACGGAAAGGGTATCACCCTCACGCGCCCCGCCACGATTGACCAGGGCGTCAAGTTGCTCCCGTGTTTCGCCATGATCTATGAATAGCCTGCCCTCGTCATAAACGACGTGTGCAAAATCTTCGGGATCGCGATTTATACCATATGCATTTTTCATATCACCTTATTAAATGACTATTATCAGCACGTCAACAATACTAATTTTATTTAACGCTTGCTTGTTGATTATTGATGTGACATATGTTGATTAACGAAACGGAATTGAATAGGACCATTTGAATATGACACGCTCAGAACATTTGCAGTGGTGCAAGGATCGCGCATTAGAACTTATCAATGATGGCCAAATAGCCGAGGGCATGGCTTCTTTCACATCTGATATGGGCAAGCACCCAGAGACAAACGAAACGCTTCAAAATGGCTTGTCTCACCCGATAATCATGCAAGCGCTTTTCACTAACAATTCAAGCGATTGTGCAAACGCCATTAACGGCTTCAACTAAAGGACCGATAACCATGCGCGAAGGTGACATATATAGCTGGCGTTGGGCTGACAGTGATAAGCACGCGGATAGCGCAGCTTTTCGCAACTATCGCTGCAAGTCGTGCATTGCCGAGTATGACGGGAAGTCACTGACGGACACGTTCTGGACATCCAGAACAGATGGGTCATGGCTCAATCCTGACGATGTTGCTCTCACCTTGCTGGGCAATAAAAATGACATGACGGTTCTGGCTGACAGACCTGAATTTTACCGCCGCGAAGATTTGGTGAGCATGAAGCACTCCAACAATTCAGGAGCGCCGATTTACCTAAAGGCTGGAGCAAAAAGAAACGCCGACGTGATGCGTGGTCTACTGCACAGAAAGCAGGAAGAAAAACGCTACGCGATACGAAGCGCAACGCAAGACTTGGAGCGCCTAGCCTTGGCCGAACGTGACGTAGAAAATGGCTTGATCGACAAGCTTTGTTTTTAACCCATAAAAAGGACCGAGATTATGCTCAAAGCCCCCTCCGCATACACCACTAAAACCCTGACTGCGCTATTGCATCAAAGAAGTGCTATGACTGAGATACGTCAAGGCCACTGGCAGCCAGCCAGACCAGAAGGGCTGTATTCGATCAAGTCACGCTTTATGCTGGCTTGGGAAGTTTTCACTGGCCGTGCAGACGTTTTGCGCTGGCCTCATCAGTAAAAGGACCGAGATTATGCACGAACAAAAACCCGTTGCCTTGATTGGTCGTGGGTTTTGTTGTTGAAACGCCCTTAAGTTGAAAACCCTTAACAATCAAACCCCTGCGTGATATGCACAACCAACGCAAGCAAATTGCAATATTTGGAAGGTAAAATCATGCCAACTCCCCCAATGTCTGATGCACTAGCAATTCAAGCCCTTGACGCCCTAGACCGAAATGAGGGGATCGGCGCAAAAGCCGCCGCAGAATTAGGGGTAAATTACAGCACATTCTACAGCCGGGTAAAAAAGGCCAAAGAACGCGGGTTGCATTTATCCGACGGCGCACGCAACAGCATGAACCTATCAGGAATAAACGGCGCTGAAATCCAAGGCGGTTGGCTTGCGGTATTAAACGACGCTGGGGAAAAGATTGGAAACAACAGGTGGTCAGCGCCCAAAAACCAAGAGGAAACCGACCAATTCCTTGAAACGATCCGGGGCGCAATTGACGACCTCAAAACGATAGACGTTCCAAAATACGAAATCCGCGAACAGCCGGACGGCGAGTGCTTGCTAGTCATTGATCTAGCCGACGTGCATGTGGGCAAGCTGTGTGTCGAAACTGAAACGGGTTACACATACAGCCGTGAGATTGCCGTGCAGCGCATGGTTGAGGGAACACGGGAATTGATCCGCAAAGCGTCTGGCATGGGTGTTGGTCGCATCTTGTTCGTTATCGGCAATGACATTCTGCACGTTGACAACTCAAAATCAACAACAACCAGCGGCACGCCACAAGACACGCACGGGACGATTCACCAGCTATATCGGGACGCCTTCGCTGGATACGTCAAGTGTATTGAGCTTGCCCGCCTGACAGCGCCGGTTGATTTGATTTTCTGCCCGTCTAACCACGACTGGCTTATGGGCTGGTGCTTGGCGCGTGAAGTCGGCGCATGGTTCCGCAACGCCCCAGATGTAACCGCGACGGAATACAACCTGTCAGAACTTCATCGCAAATACTACCGCTTTGAGGGCAATCTAATCGGCCTGACACACGGCGACGGGGCCAAGGAAGCAGACCTCTACCCGCTGATGATGACAGAGGCCCGCGCGCATATCTCAGACTGCACACATCGTTACTGGTACGTGCATCACTTGCACCATAAGATCCGCAAGCAGGCTGGGGTTTTGTCGCACAAGCGGGAAAAAGATCACATCGGAATGACAATGATGCACAACGCGGTTCGAAGTGTTGAGGGCGACAACGTGCAGATTGAATATGTCCGCAGTATGTCGCCCCCAGATGGCTGGCATGACCGCAACGGGTATGTGAACCGCCAGGCCGTCGAGTGCTTTGTGCATCACCCTTACGACGGCCAAGATGGACGTTTCACGGTTTGGTTTTAAGAAACCAAGGGCGCAATTCTATTTTGCAAACGCGCCGAATAAACCCGACTTAAACGCGGCGAACGCAAGGGCAAAAGCAACGCACCATTTGAGCGTAGCGCCAGCATAGCGCATGACCGTTAGGAAACCTTTGATTGAGTTCCATGCGTCCATGACTTCCTCAAGGGCTTCAAGTTGTTCAGGGGTG